CTTCAAACAGTTACCTTTACCCCACTCGCTGTGCTCTACCTTAGTAGCACATGAATGCTTTACCTTCTTTACTTCTGGTTTCCCCTCTTCACCAGCTGGTTCCGCAAGTTTCATGCCAGGTGCGTCACCGCCACCTACGCCATCAGCACCAAGACCTTTTACATTAGTATTGGCAACTTTACCAGAGTAATCATATCTCCAAGTTTCATCTTGGAAACGATTGTAATTAAATGCTTTGTTGGAATTTAAAGCTTCAGCAGCTAATTGTGCTAAAGTCTTTTCTTCGTGTTTGTCCATCTTATTTAAGGGGTGTTTGCTTGGGATAGTCTCTGGTACCTTGACAGTATTCTTAGGTTTTGCAACCTTCTGACCAGGTGTTATAGACTGAACATACTCTCGATACGCATCAGTTCCAATCTCAAATACTTCTTTAATGTCTGTGATCCAACTGCGGAACTTTGTGTTCTCTGCAGTAAGACATAGCACGTAGTTAGGACCTCTGCGGTGTATCTTACCGACCTGTCCTTGCTCAGTCAAAACCCACTCACCTTGTTTGTAGACTTCATTCTTATAGAACTTATCTTTGGTGATATTTGCTTCCGCAACTTTGGATTTCTTAGTGAAGTCTGAAAGACTTTTCATTAATATAGATGTACATATCAAACTTATTTATACAACTAAGACATATTAGCTTTAATTTCTTCCATTAACTTCCGCGTATCTTTATCATTGAGACCCTTTGGTATACCTTTTCTGAATGCATCGAAGTCATCTGCCACTGCTGCTCTCCGCATTTTTGTTCCAGATATTGCAAAGGTATCACCATCTGCATCACGATCTCCAGAGGATATAACATCTAATTTACGGAAGTAAAAGTCCTTACCATTATACTTTTTAACCCACTGCATTGCTTGAACTCTATCAGATCCTACAACGAACATACAATCATCATATCCTTCTGATTGTAACTCTGATAATACAGCAACAGGATCCTTAGGACCTGATCTAAAATGCTTTGCATAACTAGGAAACATCTTCTTTGCATAGTATAGTTTCCTATCAGGATCCAATGGGTTAGATCCCTTACTATCTACAGATTGTGAGAGATATATGAACCAGTCACACCCCTTAGCAGTGTTCTTTACTGCCTTAAAATTTTCCGCGTGACCCACAGTTGGTGGTTGGAACCTACCAAATGTAAAATATACACATTTATAGTCAACTATTTCCATGACTTATCTAGTGTAAAGTTGATGAACGCAAACTCTAAACGATTGACAAGTTTAATCATATCTCCGTCATGATGTAGAACATATCCCTCTGGGGTTGTTGTTCTATATCCATTTTCAGTAAGAGCATAGGTTTTAAATTGTTCTAGACTATCAAGAGCATCAATAACTATCTGTTTTGTATCCTGTATTGTTCTGTACAGGTTAAACATAGCAGTAAACTTGTCTGCATTCTCTTCCAGATAGGTTAGACCATCATATAATTGCTTTCTTCTCTCTGCTATCTTTGGTGCACTCTTCATCTTATCTACTTCTTTAGTCATTTTTGCATGATAGAATTCTCCTATGTTTTTTAGTGCTATTTTAGGATCTCCTATCTTACGTGACTCTCTTATCTCTGCATTGAAAAACTGTTTTAGATATGATGCTACATGAAATTTTTTATCTCCTGTTGTTCCCATATTATCTACCAAATGATCTAGAAAATCACCTGATTTTTTACACATTTCTTCTATTTTTGATACATTACTAATAAATGTTTGCATGTGCATCTTTTCCATAGCGACATCATTGATAGGTGTATCGTTTTTTATAACTGCAACGTCTTTTACTTTAGAAAATTGCTCTACAGGTGCTCCTGCTGCAGCAGACATACTATCCAAAGATGTACCATTATAATGTGTATGAAATACTACCCCTATTTTTGCATCATTTACCTCTCTTCCTATAGGATGATTCTTAGGTATGCCATATGTAATAGTATTTGCCTTAAATGTAATTAGATCTTCACCATCTATAGTTTCATGTTTCTTATCTTCTGAGGTAAACATCAAATCTCCCTGTATTACACCTGTAATTCCTAGTTGAGAGAAGTATTTTAACGCTGCTGATAGTTTGTCTGCTAATCCTTTTTGCTCTGAATAATAAAATTTTATGTCATCCTCAGTAAAACATAGTTTTGCCTGTGTTTTATTGAAGACTGACTTGTTTCCTACAAAAAACATCTTGCTGCCAGGATCTACACCACATACAACTGATGGTGCACCATCCCATTTAGTCTGTAAGAAGGCACTACTACTCTTTTTGCCTAACATTTTAACTAATTCTTTCATGAAGCGAACAGCTGCTTCGCAACCATCTGTACCATAGTTAAGCATCTCATCCTCTATGTGCTCAAGGTGCTTTAATTTAACAATATTAGCCATCTTGATCCTCTCCGTCACCCCATGACCAATCTGCTTCGTCTTTAAATTTATATCCTGCTTGGAATTTATCAGGCATACCCTGCATAGTTCCACTAGTGTCCCTAACATTGAACTTTAATTCCATAGTTCCAGTATCTACAACCATATCTACACGTTGACCCCTTCCTGTTTTACCACCATAGTATATGGTTACAGAACTAACAACAGAGGTTTGTCTATTGATATCTTTAGTGACATTAAACTCCTTAATTTTACCCGCATTTAGATGACAGTAATGATATCCATGACCCAGACAACCTTTGATCAAATCTTCTAACATTGTTTTATCATAAGATGGGTTATTAACTACCTTTCCACTTGTTACTGACCCCTCTCCTTCATTCATTTTTCTTGCTTCTCTAAAAATTTGCACAAAATCATCTTCATCTATACCAAAAGTTTTTAAAAGTTTTTCTCCTGCTATAGGAAATCTACTTTGGTTGTTAGATCTGTCTTTTAGTATATCAGCAACAGGAAAAACATTGACTCTTGTTCCAAGATTAGATAGTGCCACTGTTCCTGTAGTTTTTGCTGACAAATAAACTTCTCTTCTAGTGCCATCTGTACAATCTAATGTGATAGTAACGTCAGATACCTTTTCTCCTATATCATAATTACCTCTTCCCGCATCACCTACTTTCCAACCACCACCAACCCATGCTAATGGTCTTCTGGTATCTTTCTCACCGACCATTTCTACAGCAATTTGTGTGCAATCTTCTAACCCATGTGCTTCTATTATGCTAGTAATTAAATCAGCATACATTTTGTCTTTAGGTAGTTCACTGGTTTCTACCCACTCGTTTATATTTCTTGCTAAATCTCTCTCAAATGCAGCACCTTTGTTAAATGAACCTCCACCACCTCTACTGCCATTACCCCATGCAGTATGATCTAATTTTAATTTATCTAACTTAGCACCATTTTGTATATCTTTGATTGTCATGTATCCTTTTAATGCTCTTAGTATTTTTAACTTAGATTTTTGCTTAGGATCCATGGCAATAGGATCTGTAACAGATGGAACTTGTTCTGTTAGATATGAATATAGACGAATGACCTCACTAGCAGCAGTCATATGCTTTGACTGTGCTCTCATTTCTGCTTCTGTTGTAGGTATTACGTTATATGCCATGTTTATATTATAGCATATATTATTTAGAAGTGCTTCCAAAATTGTGGTGACAGTAGACCACTTTCTGTATCGGTTCTATGCTTTAATGTCAAAATGATATCGCCCGCAAGACTAATCCGTCTATGCTCTCTAGGTTCACTAGTAGTATAATGTTCAAGAGAACCAGGAAACATAATAAGATGTTCTGCTTGAGGGTTGATAGCATACGCATCAGTATTACAGTACCTGTTTTCTGTTGAGAATTTGAAGACATCTCCGAATAAGTCGTTAGGGTTTCTTTTATGAAAAACTATAGGATCGCCAGGTGTTTGTATGTAGTACACCCATGATATATGTGCACACGAGTGGTAGTGCATTGGAAAAGTTTGACCAGGATCACATATAGTAAACCAAGTTTTTGTAAAATTTATTTGAAAAGTATTATTATCTATCTTAAAGTGCTGTAGATACTCTACTGCAGACTTTTTGATCTCTCTAAAAAATGGTGCTAGTCTAGTGTCCTGATGGATTAGAACTTTACCATTCAATTCACCTGTTATTTTCCCAGTAGAATTATCAAACTTTCCATCCTCAAAACTATTGTAAAGAGATGATAGAAAACCTGATATTTTACGTTCATATATGATCAGGGGGAATGCCTGATGAAAACTAGAGGTCGTCTGCTGCACGGTTCTCAGAGTCATGGATATCAAAACTACCGCCAGGATATCTTTTCTCTAATTTCTGGATATTTCTTTCAATCACTTCATCAAAACTAATGTCTAGTGCCATACATGCTTGTGCTACGTACCACATAACGTCACCCAACTCAATAATAAGATGTTCTCTATTAGCGTCGTTCCAAGGCTTACCTTGGAAGACCATCTTTTTAATGATCTCCAAAAACTCACCAGACTCAGCAGCAAGCCCAACGCCAGAAGTGGTAAGGCGTTCAATATTGGCACCCTTTCTGTCAAGTTCAACCAAACGATCAGCAAGATAGACAAAATCCTTACTGGAATCGGATGTGACACCATCCACGAAATGAGTATACTTATCAAAATCTATTGTCATGAAATTAATTGCATAGTTTCTGGGAACCAAACATAATCTAACTCACTATTTGCAAGTATATTGAGTGCTTCTTGTGGAGTTTCCACAAGTGGTTCACCAGATAAGTTTAAACTGGTATTTAATATTATACCATGCCCAGTCAGGTTTCGCAACTCTAGTAACAGTTGATACAGATGACCACTATTCACAGTTTGAACCCTGCAAGTATTATCTATATGGGTTACAGAGGGTATGTTTACATTCTTTTTAACAGTATAACACTGGGTCATAAATGGACTAGGTTTATCAATGTCAAAAAATAAATTAGCATCTTCTTCTAAGACAGATGCTGCAAATGGTCTGTACCATTCTCGTTTTTTTATTTTGTTTACTACATCTTTGCCATGTGGATCTAATGCAGTGTATGCTATTGATCTGTTACCAAGCGATCTTTGTCCTGCTTCAGCGTATCCATGATATATCCCGATGCTTTTTTGTTCTTTAATGAGTCTAGCAACTTCTTTTGTGCTGACTTCTCTTCCTCTGATTTCCGATAACTCATATTTCCGTCCGTGAAAAAAAGTATGTGTTAATGGTGTATGATCTATAGAATGTAGTGCAGCTGCACCTACAGATATACCACCGTCTGTTGCCATAGGTTCAAAGTAAAAATTAACCTCTGGAAATTTTTCAACTAACAGACTATTTGTTAGTATATTCATGGCATAACCGCCACTCATACACACGTTATTTATTTTAGTTTGTTTGAGGTATTTGTCAACTAGTTTTAACACTACATTTTGTGTATCTAACTGTACTTCTTTACAAAAATTTTTGGCAGATTTTTTTGTGTCCTTTAATTCTGCTTTTATTGGTTTAGGTGTAGGGAAAAAGTAATGAAGATGGTAGTTTGCTTCCATAATAGAATCATCTACATGATAATCATCAAAAATATATGACGACTCTGCTGTACCATATGCAGACAATCCCATTGCCTTTCCAGAATCATACCATTTCTCTCCCATATGCATTGCAGCAATAGAATAAAGCATTCCTAATCCAATCATGCTTTTCTCATTACCTTTATTCTTATAAACCTCCTCAAAATTTCCACCTTTTACCTGATATATTGTCTCCATCTCATACTTTTTATTCTTATATTCTCCCATACCATCAATCACAACGACTAAAGCATCATCATATCCACTGTTATAATAAGCACCCGCTGCATGGAACAAATGATGTCTACTATCAGTGATTAATTTTGGTTTAAATCCATGTAATTTATTATGAGTATCAATATAAAATTTTAAATATTTAAAATTTTTATCTGCGTTTGATATTTTTGTTTTATTACCAAAATTACATATAATAATACGATCTATTGGTTCCTTTATTTCCAATAAATTTTTGTAGACGTTATACAGTCCACCGTCATGTTTTTTACGACTATATCTTTCTTCTAAAAAATAATATTTTACACCATTACTATACACACATGCATTGGAATCATGTCCACCATAATGTATAGCAAGAGTGTTACTCACCTAACGTATGAATAACAGGTTTCTCGTTCATTAGTATCTTATATAACCAATTTTGCTCTGCACATGATATGGGTATGAACTCTTCGGATGCTTTGAACCCTGTGTATCTCTTTGCTTGATTAATTACGATAGATCCCTCCTCTCCTGACGTAGACCTATGGTAAGTATTCTTAGGAATTATTAAAGCACCACTAGCACGATTCAAATGTACAATATGATATGGATATTTCCAGTTACCATTGACTAATTCAAAAGTTCTACATCCCTGCACTACTCTATTATAATCATCTTGGAACTCATGCTTATAAAATTGCTTTGC